ATGAATGAATTAATTAAAATTACAGAACAAAAAGGCATTCAATTAGTAGATGCTCGTGAACTTCATAGAAAGTTGAAAGTTCAAACAAAATTTACAAACTGGTTTCCTCGTAGAGTTGAGGAGTACAAATTTGACGAAGGAAAGGATTATTTCACTGAAAATCAACTTTTACCCAAAAATGGGCAAAAGGTATTCCATAGACCACGAACCGAGTATTTCCTCACTATAGATATGGCTAAGGAAATAGCAATGGTGGAGAGAACAGAAGTAGGTAAGATGATACGAAACTACTTTATTGAAATGGAGAAAATCGCTCTGCAAACGATCATCAAAATGCCTAAGTCTCTTAATGTGTATGGAATGGAAGCCCTGCCTTATGTGGAGTGGTTGCTACTACATAACTACTCGGTAACCAGTGGGCAGTATCACGCTCGCATTCGCAAGCACCCTCAACACTTTTACAAGGCGAGTACAGGTAAGTGGTATATCAATAAGGCGTTTGCCGAGCAACTGCTAACCATAAGGCAAGGAATGCAGGCGCTAAAAGAAGTCAAGGGCTTGCCGCAAGTACATCAGATGACAATTTTTGAAGCGATTGAAGAAGTAGAACAAGAGAAATTAAAAACAATAGCAAAATGAAAATAGGAGACCAAGTAAAAATAAGCCAATACACTACAGACCCCGCAAAGCAACAAGGAAACATTGGTACAGTGATAGAAATTTATCCCGAAGACGAAATGACTACTATAGTAAGAGTAGAGTTTGTAACAGATAAGGGTGAGAAATTCTCCGCCCTATATGATATGGACTGCTTAATTCCTGTAAGTGAGGACGAATTAGAAGATTAATTAAAAAATAGAATATGAGAAAGTTATTACAAAAATGGATAAAAAAGCAGGTGATACACCATATCAATAGGGATTGGAGCCATCAAGTGATAGAGACGAGAGAAACCCTCTTCGGGATAGTAGTTAAAAGAGAATTGAGAACAGAGTTAATGTAAAGATATTATGAATATAAGCCAATTAACAGAAAGTACACCCGAAGATATTTCGATTAGGAAAATCTACTTATATGAAGAGAAAGGGGGAAAATCAGGACCAGTTCGGTATATAAGAATAGAGATAAGGTATGGAGGGGCGTTACATTTGTTCTGTAACTATGATATAGAATACTATAACACCTCCCCCCTTAAAAAAGCATTGGACTTATTACTTGGAAATGAACAATCCTAAAACAGTAGAAATATTGGATAAGATACTTGAAAAAGTAAGTGCTTTCTCTGGGTAATCTTTAGAAAGTTGTTCTACTTCAAGCTTTAGTTTTTCAAGGTTCAGCCTAAGTATTTCGTCTTGCATTTGGAAACCTCCTTTTTGATAAAACTCAAGGGCTTCTAAATAAACAACAATGAGAATCTGAGGAGAAAGATGTCGCATATTGACATCAGAAACAAATCCTAAACGCTGAAATTGCATTAAGATGGCTTGTAACTCATTAAAAGTAGTATCTGTTTCGGAAAGTAGTTCCTTTAAATCAATGTAAATCATACTTTCAAAACATTGTAAATTACATAAGGAGCTGAGTACACGGTCTTTTACAATATTATTTATCATAATTACTAAAATTAAAATTAGACACCACAAAGTTAGTAATTATTTCCCAAGGTTGGTACGACCAACAGCGAGAAAGTTTGCAGCGGTTCGCAACCGCCTTGGGAAGCATTTAAAAACCTTTTAAAACCCGTTTAAAATGAAATTAGAAGTACACTTACGGCGCGTGCGTGAAGGAAAAAGCACCTACACCCTTGCAGGAGTAGTGCCCAGTATTGAGGTAGAAAGCTATCAAGAGGCTTTCAACCACCCCGAAGTAAAGCAAATGATTAGAGATGCCTACGGCAGTTGTTTTCATATTACCTTTTACAGCGATGAAGGTATGAAAACCTTTGAAATTAAAAAAATTAAACTCAATTTTAAATCAAAGAAAAAACCATTTAACTTATCATTGGCAGAGAAATACGGATTACCTTCTTAGGTATCGTCGTAAAAGAGAAAAAATAGAGTGCCGCAAGCCAGTGAAGTACCGCGAATAACACCACATCACGTTTTTTATATTTTGATTTTATTGTTGTTTTTCCCCAAGTCAGTACGACTGTCAGCAACCGCTGGTGAAGCAAAATCACCTTGGGGAGCAAAGGCGAAAGCCAAAAAAAGACACAAATGTACGCATATAAAGAAAATATATTATCCATACCAGCACGGCTCCTATACGATGATTGGGGACTGATGAGCTATGACTACTACAAGAAGCTATGTAGCCGTGGTAAGCTCATCACTACCCAACCAGGGAAAGGATTAGGCAACGAAGCGTGGGTGTCCTTCCACGAGTTGCCTGTGGTGAAAGGGGTTAATATCAAGGAGGTGTGTTTGAAGATGTTGGGAAAGCCCGAAGATAGTAAAATCTTACAGAATAACCTTGAACCTCTCTTGGTACCCGACTTGGAAGCTATTAACTTCTTTTCAGGTCACAGAAAACCTAATGGAAAGCCTCTAAAGATAGAAGAGCAAAGAGAAAAAGCTACTTCAGCTATGATTTTAAACGCTATTGAAAGCCTCTTTAAAGGGCGTATAAAGAACCCTCTTTACAAAGGAAAAAAGGTGGAGATTTGGAAAAATATTAGCGAGGCTGTTAATACATTGAACCCCGAACGTTGGCATTTTGACCTGCCGAATAACCCCAGAAGCCTGCAACGAAAATATAACCAGTATCTCAGTGAGGGCTACTATGCCTTCATTCATAAGGGCGAGGGATCTGGAAATGCTAAAGTAGTAACAGAAGTAATGGAAAGGCTCTTTATTTCTATCTGTTGTATGCCTAACAAGCCCTATATGAGTTCGGTGTATGATATTTATCGGCAGTTCCTTTATGGCGAGATAGAAATCTTTGATAAAGCCACAGGTGAACTCTTCAATGTGGAGCAGGACTTTTGCGACGAACACGGAAACATCTTAGAAGTTTCTGAAAGCACAGTGAAACTATGGCTAAACAAGCCCGAAAATCAGTTGGTTATCAAGAAAGCCCGCAATGGAGAATATGACTTTAGCCACAAGGAACGTCCGCACGTCAATCGACACGCACCGCTTTACTCTATGAGTAAAATTACTCTGGATGACCGTGACCTAATGCATACCAAGCTACCTAATGGAGATAAAGTAATGGCATACTATGCGTATGATGTGATGAGTACAGCATTGATTGGTATTGCTCACAGCAAAAAGAAAGACAACGAACTATTCTTGGACTGCTTCCGCTCTATGTTTCGCTTTACAGCTCAATATGGCTTAGGCACCCCAATGCAGATAGAAGTAGAGCGACACCTTACAGGCGAACACGTGGAGGGATTGCTCAAAGCTAATAACATTTTTCCTTTTGTACGATTCTGTAATCCTACTAATTCGCAAGAGAAGTATGCCGAGACGATGATACGAGGTAAGAAGTACGGGATAGAGAAAGACAGGCACCAAAACGTAGGGCGACACTATGCAAGACGAGACAGCAACCGAGTAACTAACCAAAAGATATTTGACGAATTTAATGACAACTACAAAGATGCCAAAGCTCCTTATGAGGATATAGTAGCAATGGAATTGGAAGAGCAAACCCTCTATAACAATCAGCTACACCCCGACCAAGAGCGCTTCCCTGGTAAGACACGTTTGCAAGTTTTTTTAGATAATGTAAATCCGAACCTACCTAAACTTAACCGAGCTCTCTTGGCGCAATATATAGGTAGATGCGTGCCTACCACGATACGCAGGAACCAATATGTAACCGTACAATATCAAAAGTACCAATTGCCCAACCCACAAGTTATTTCCTTGCTTTCCTCCTACGAGGTGCAGGCCTATTACTTACCCAATGAGGAGGGTGTAGAGGAGGTGTATTTGTACCAAGAAAATCAGTTCCTCTGTGAGTGTAAGCGCCTTAAATCCTTCAACCGAGCCAATGCCGAATGGACAGACGAAGACAAGGAAATATACCAAGAGCAAATGCATTATATCAAGCAATTTGACCAATTTGCCAAAGAAAAAACTACTGAAAAGCTCGCTAAGATAGGCACGCTTTCGGTGGATAAAAAAGCAGAAAAAACAGAACTCCCTGTAATTACTGTAGCCTACCAGGAGCAACCCACTACTAACTACAAAGAGTATCAAAAAAGTAAAAAAGAAACGATAAATAAAGCCTTATTAGACCTATGATTACAACAGAACTTAAGGAAAAAATCATTTTGGCGATTTCCGAAAACAGAAAAAACTATCAATCCGACAGCAAGCACGCACAGAGCTTGGGAATTAACACGGCACAGTACAGCCGTATCAAGAAAGGAGAATTAGAGGGCGTACTTAGCGATGCCAATTGGGTTAGCATAGCCCGCAAGCTACATGTACAACTCAAGGACGAACGCCCTTGGGTAACGGTGGAAACAGAGACCTTCCAATACATCTACCTACAACTTTCTACCTGTCAAGCTCGCTCCATCTCGGCTATCCTTTGTGATAGGGCAGGAATTGGCAAGACACATACGGCAAAGGTATATGTCAGCAAGAACAAGAACGCCGTGTATATAGACTGCTCCCAAGTTAAGACCAAACAAAAGCTCATTCGCAAGATTGCTCAAGAATTTGGAATTGCTCACACAGGGCGTTATGCTGATGTATATGAGGATTTGGTATTTTACGTTAAGCAGTTGGAAAACCCGCTTATCATCTTGGACGAGGCAGGAGACTTGGAGTACCACGCTTTCCTTGAACTCAAGAGCCTATGGAATGCTACTGAGTACGCTTGTGGCTGGTATATGATGGGTGCCGATGGATTGCGGGCAAAAATAGACCGTAACAAGAACATCAAAAAGGTGGGGTATGCAGAGATATTTGACCGATACGGCTCCAATTATAGCCGTGTAAGTCCTCCCCAAGACGACGAAGCTATTACGGCTTTCCTATTGGGACAAATAGACAAGATCGGCAAAGCGAACGGCTCTACCCTTACCCCACAACAGCTCTTTACTCGTACCAAGGGAAGCCTTAGAAAGGTACGTACCGAAATAGAAAAAGTGCAAGTCGCACAGGCAATTAATAACCAATAACTAATGATAGATAACAAAGTAACGATACCAAGGGCTTACACCTATGAGGATTTAGCCCGAAAAAAATATAAAACATTGCCATTGAAGGGAGTATGGAAAGAACACTTAGGAGATATAGAACGTTCGGGAAGTATCCTTATCTATGGGGATTCAGGACACGGAAAGACAACCTACGCACTGCAATTGATGCGGGAATTATGCCAAGGGGAAAAGGTACTATACAACTCTTTGGAAGAGTGCGGAAGCCTTTCGCTACTTACCAACTTGGAACGTACAGGGCTTAAGCAGTACAAAAATAAATATTTGGTGTGTGGAGAGCCTTTGGACAATCTTATTCAGCGCCTTAGTCGCCCACAGCAACCTAAGATAGTCTTTATTGACAGCGTGCAGGCTTGTTTTAGAGGGAAAAAAACAGAAGATTATCATAATCTTATATTGCAATTTCCTCAGACCCTCTTTATAGGGATTTCACAGATAAGTAAGGGAATGCCCAAAGGAGCCGTAGCGGAGGAGTTCTATTGGTTTTGCCAGAATAGAGTATTAGTGAAAGACTTCAAGGCCTATATTGATAAGACACGAACAGGGGGCAATGAATTAGAGCCTTACATTATATCTGAAAGCAAAGCAGGGGAAAGAGAGTTAAAAATGGTTAGATAAAAATATGGGAACTATAGAAAAGCAAAAAGCATTCAGGCACTGCCTACTCTATTACTTGGATTGTAATTATTGGGCATACGAGCAACTGCAAGGGATGTACTTCTCAAGATGGTGCGAACAGGTGCATAAACAGAGGAAAACTTCAGTGGAACCAAGGATACTAATGAAGAATGACCATTTACTAAATTGGTTTGCCAATCAATGGGAGGTGTATGTAGAGGGCGAGATAGCCAGATACTACGGAAAGGCACTCAGAGAGGGGGTATTTGAACGAGAGGATGTAGGGCTAATGATAGAGTTACAAATGGAGAATATTTACCTGCTTTATCCCAAAATATTACTGAAAATGATAGATAAGAGCGAGAAACAAAAAATAATAGTACAATGAAACAGCTATATATGGAAGTACTGAGGCTTGACAACTTTTTGCAAGCCTTAACAGCACAAGAGCGGATGATGATACACCAGTATCACGCTGGATATAGGACTAGTGTACCAATAGTGGTACTAACCATTTACGAATGGATACAGGAAAATAAGGATAAGTGGGACTCTCCCGATTTTAGATATAACTCAGAAAGGGTATTGGAATGGAAAAACAAGGAGTACGGGACTTGGGAACCGATAGAGACCAACGAGCTATATAAGGCAAAAGTAGAACGATAATTTTCTAATTTACAAATGAAAATCATTGACCTATTCAGCGGCATAGGTGGCTTTTCGCTTGGTTTTCAAAAGGCGGGCTACCAATTTTCAGAGCACTATTTTAGCGAAATAGACAAATATGCCATAGCCAACTATAAATACAATTTTCCACATGCCAAATACATCGGAGACATTACCACTCTTCACGGAGGAGACTTTACAGACATTGACATTATCACTTTCGGTTCGCCTTGCGTCGATTTCTCACTTGCTGGAAGAAGAGCGGGGCTTAAAGGAGCCAAAAGTAGCCTTATCGAGTACGCAATTGCCCTCATTGCTCACATCCGACCAGGTATTTTTATCTGGGAAAATGTTAAGGGAGCATTCTCCTCAAATGCTGGCGCAGACTTTTGGGCGATTATCCAAGCGTTTGCCAACATTAGGGGTTATAGACTTGAATTTCAACTGCTTAATACAAAGTGGTTATTGCCCCAGAATAGAGAGCGGATATACCTTATCGGACATCTTGCAGGACGAAGTGAGCCAGGAGTATTTCCTATCACAGAAGATGATTTTCCATTTGCAAAAAAAAGGAAACAAACCCAAATCTGCGGAACCCTTACAGGAGGGGGAAATTCAGGAGGATCGCATTCCAATATGACTACTATTCAAGTAGGTACGTATCGAACTCACAACGACGGCAGGGGATTTAGAGAAGTAAAAAGCAATATTGCCCCCACTATTCCGGCAAGAGCGAGGGAAGACGGTAGCGGTATGCCAGTAATACGCCAACTTCCACGAGGCAAAAATAAAGGTGCAGGCCTCAAAATCTGCCCTACTATATCGAGTAGCGCTTTTCAAGAAAACAACTTACTTAATGGCGTACGTAGATTGACAGAAATAGAATGCGAACGCCTGCAAGGGTTTCCTGACAACTTCACCCAATATGGTGACTATAACGGCATAATAAAACCTATTGCTAAGACACAACGCTATAAGCTCATAGGTAACGCTGTAACTGTGGATATTGTTGAGTTTATTGCAAAAAAAATAAAAATAAGTAAATAATTTAAAAATAGATATTACCATGAGTGTAGATTTATCACAACTAAGTGCCGAGGAGCGCGCAGCACTTATAGAACAGGCGAAAGAGTTAAACGCTAAAGAACGCCAAGAAAAACAAAAATCCTATGAGGCAATGAAAGTCGATGCGATCATCAGCCTTATCACCGTAGCTAAGGACATCAATGAGCGGCTAACAGAGTTCAAACGGCATTCTTTCGAGACGATGGACACCCTACACGATTTACTGAAAGAGTACAGTGAGCGAAACGATGAAGGTAAGGGTAACTTTAAGATTGAATTTGAAAACTTCAAGGTGACGTACAACAAGCAGGGTAAAGGTTCCTATGACGAACGCGCTACCGAAGCGGAGAAGTATATCTTTGACTTCATAGAGAGTCGCTACTCTGGGGATGAAGGGACTAAGGAGTTTATCCTATCGTTATTAGAGCGTAAAAAAGGAGAACTTGACCCTGATAACATACAGAAGCTCTACAAGTATGAGAGCAAGTTTGCCGACCCGAATTTCTCCAAGGCGTGTGAGCTTTTCCGTGAATCCTACCAATATAACCACTCCAAAGATTATATCCGATTCTACGAGAAAGATGAGCACGGCAAGTGGCAGAATATATTGTTGCAATTTTCAGCAGTTTAGAAGGCGAGCCACTGCGAATAATTATTAGACACCCTGCCCTTAGCCTGTCGTTTGTATTAAGGGGACGCCCATAAGAGACCCCCTAAGGCAGGGTTTTAAATAACTTTTAAATAACCTTTAAAAACGATTTAAAATGAAAGAAAAACCAACACATTACTATTGCTTTTTTGGCAATGGCATACAAACAAAAAATAAGTTACAAGCTGAATTTTCCGAATTTCTAAGAGGAATGGAAGGCGAACTATATCGGGCTGACAATTTAGATGAAATAAAGCGATACATCATTGAAAAAGCCAAAGAGTTAAACAAAGAGTATCCCCGATGTAAGTCTTTAGATGTTTCTTTTGAACAATACTCAAAAGAGAATTACATTCACTATCTATGTGGTATTGAATTTAATGCATTTCGGCTAATACCTGCTTATTTAATTGAAATTGAAAATGATTTAAAATGAAAAAAATAGTAACATTTCTAATATTGTCACTTGTATCTATCTCCTGTGATGATAAATGCTCTAAAAAAGACTCTGAAAATGATATAAAAGAGGTTATAGGCTATGTGGTAGATAAGGAACTTATACCAGCTCATAGAACATCCCATTTTGTAGGAAAGGTTCGCTCAAGTAGATATCATCCTGAAAAGTATTATATATATGTAGCTAATAAGGAAGGTACTGTAAAAATTAGAGTTTTTGAAGAAGACTATAAAGAGTACAATGAGGGTGATTATATAAGAATAAAATTTAAAGACCAGTATTATGATTAGCAAACGACAAATAAAAATTCTACAAAATCTCTTAGGAAAGAGGTTTAATGGAAGAGAGGAACGGATAGCATTCTTATCAGATTTCGCGCAAAGAGAGTTAAGCTCTAGCAAGGAACTAACTGAAGGAGAATTCTTTGAACTATTAGACTGGCTGAAATATAACTATGCCAAGGAAGCGCAATTTGACAGCTACAATACGCAACATCTTAGCTTGTTGGCTAAGTGCCACGAACTGGGTTGGGTACGAGAGGATAATCCTAAGATTCCGGACCTTGGGCGATTGGGTAAGTTTCTCCTCTCAAAGAGGTGTCCTATACAAAAGCCCTTAAAAGAGATGACTACTAATGAAGTCAGTAAGGTAATAGGAGCCTTAAGTGGAATAATTGAGAAAAGGCACGAAAAAACATCCCCCTCCCCTCTTCAAAGGGGGAATGAGTGTAAGCACGAGAGGCAAATATTACGGACGATAGATGGGTATTGTACGGTACAGATAACAGCAGTGTTTTGTCAAGATTGCGGAAAACAACTAACAGAAGCAAAAGTAGAAGTATAACATATAACAATATAAAAATGGATAAACAAGAAGTAATAGAAGAGTTTAAAAAAGTTATCAAAGCACTTAAAGAAGTTAAAAAGAATACTATTTTGGCCAAGGGAGTAATACTAAATGTTTTTTTAGACCTTCCGAATGGATTAGTAGAGGATACAGATGTAGAACCCTTTGTTAAAGAAATAACAGAGTTAATAGAAAGAATAACTACCTTATGGACAGATAATTAAATTTCGGAAAATGACCTATATAGTAACCATACACCGTACCCATACCCTCCTAAAGCTCACCTACAAGAAAGGAAAACTTTGGAAGGTAGAAGTCAAAAGAGGAGGGCTTAACAGTCAGCAATATCTGCAGATTGGAACTATTCTACCCCCACAAGAGGAAGATATAGGGCGTTACCAGGAACAATGGAATGGCAGTGTATCCTATACCAAAGAAGAAAGGCAAACAGCCAATCTTTATACCCAATTCTTAGACGAGTGGTTTGTCTTCTATAACAGACTATTTGGACTTGCGCCAAAATTCACCGGTGCGGATGGCAAAGCTCTCAAAGAGATTATCACCTATCTTACGAGCAATTCGGCTAATGAAGAAGAAGCCCTCGCCACTTGGCAATATCTACTCAGCAATTGGCAGAAGATGGACGATTTTCATCAACGGAATACAGACTTAAAGTATATAAATTCACAACTAAACAAAATATTACAAAATGCAAAACGAGGTAATAGTAGTAAGACCCAACGAATTAGCGACAATTTCAAACGAGAAGTTCTTAGAGGCCTATTCGCTGAATAACTGTCTTATGCGCAGTGTAACGATCAAGGGAGTGAGTGATGCACTGAGTCGTAATACTGTAAGTTTGGTAGATATTAAGAAAGGTAAGGGACAAGCATTTTTAAGAAGTTATATTACCCTATGGCTTATTGATCTTAATGAGCTACTAAATCTAAAAAATCCCCTCTCCGAAGCACAAATAATTCTATGCACAGAGCAAATCATCACAGATTATTCTTTTTTGAAGCTATCGGAGCTATCGCTCATCTTCAAGAGGATTGTTTCGGGTGAGTTTGGCGAGCTATATGAGCGTATCAGTATGCCCAAGCTAATGAGTGTCTTCCGAAAGTATGACCAAGAGCGTACTGAGGTAGTTGTCAATCAAAATCAACAAGCACACGAACAATTCCGCTACCAAGAGAATCGCACAGAGAGCTATGATGATGATGTACAAAGGCTATATAAGAGGCTAAGAAAATTTTGATTTGTGTCATTTTTGTTTTTATTTGAACACCCGCTAAAATCCAATTTGGAAATAAGCGGGTGTTTTTTTAATTTTGCGGTCATAGAAAATTACTTATGAAAATCCAAGAGAAACCCCACAGACCCTACAGCCGTAACCACTTATTGAGATATAGAGCAGTAATGCAGGAGTTCAACCAGCACGATTGCCGATATACTCCTATTTCGGTGATATGGCGTGAATTTATCTATCCTAAATTCTTTATATCAAGAAAAACCCTCTACAAGATACTTAGTACTGATGTAGAGGGAGAATTAGCAATGCTTGCCGATTAAGAATGCCCCCACAGACGATTATTAGATATTTTGAACCTCACAGGAATAATAGACTTCATACTCTTGGATTCCATCATCACGGAGGGTTCGGTTTTGTGAGGTACGGATTAGAGGGGTTACATTAGGTAAAGGAGAATAGCCGTGTATCTTTTGATGTATCATCTCTATGAGCGTCCAGATAGACCAGGCGTCCTCCTTTTGTCTTCTTGGTGCTTGTAGAGAAGTATTGGTAAGGCGCATATTAGCTATGGTAATTTTGATTTGCACCTGAGCTATTTGTCGTTGCTGGGGTATTTTGGTAAGGTCTTTTCCTATGTTAGAATACTGTACCTGTTGCACATCTATCAATGTACAGGGGTATTGCACAGGCATATTAGGACTGTAATAGTCTAACTGTCCCCAGTTTTCATCTATATACTTTAGTTGGGGAATTTCTGCTAGCCTTAGTTGGAGTTTTTCTAAGAGGTTTTTCATCTTTTTATATTTTTAAAAACTTCATTAAGATTAAAATTGACAATCTCGTCAATCATACGTTTTACTTCGGGGTGTTCCCCTATAAATTGCCTTTTAGGGATAGTTATAGCTTCCCCTACTTTTTTCAAGGCGAGAGCCTTATAATATTCCGCCTCGATAGGTAGATTTTTATTCTTTTTATTGCCCTTTCCAGCATTTGAGGCTTTGTAGTACATTGCCCAAAAATAACGTTTCATTTTTGCGGTTATAACAATTTCACCACCATTATTTTGAATATCAGCATAAGGAGCGGAGCTTGTCCATCGGATAGTAGTCCCCTCGATCGTACTACGGATAGAACGACGGAGGGTACCGGTACGCATCATCAGGGAACCACGGCGATTAGGGATTTTAGTTTCTGGCCACCTATTGCCAAAGAAGCCCTTACGCTCGAAGTTGCGGTCAAACGCTTCCGTGAGCTTCACTTTGGTATCGGTTAAAACGTGGTTTAAAAAGGTTTTAAAATCCATTTTAATAATGTTTAATGGTCAATTTTTCTATATCTTGCAATGCTTAGTTTTTTTGTTATAGAAAAGTTTTTAAAAGATTTGTTTTTTGTTTGAAATTTGTTTTGTATTTTTGTACCCAAATATTAGTGCTTATGGATATTTTAGAGAAATACCTCCAACAAAGGGACTTTTCAGGTAGCGAAGCTGATGAATATGCCCAAGATATACAAACTTTCCATCTTCAATCTGTTGTACATAATGAAGAGGAGGCTTTCTTGGCTTTGCTTGAAAAAGCCGATAGAGAGCATAAAAAAGTCGTATATATAGTGCCCGAAGATATCTTCGTAGATGATATTTATGTAAGCGAACTTACTTTGGCATAAAATACTTTATCATCTCTATCATATCTTCGTATAATTCGGGCATCACCTCTTTAAAAATATCATTGCCCGCATAAGTATTCTCAAAGGCGTGGGCAATAAATTCTGCTTCTTGATTACCTTTTCTCATAAAATAGGCTTTAGTATGCCCGTCCCCATAATTGATATTTAGGGACTTCAATGTATCATAACAAGCAATCATTTTCTCTATTGTATCATCATCTTTATTCTTTTTTGCTTCTCTGTATTTTGCTATTAGTGTTTTTTGTGCTTCTTTGTATCCCTTATCTCTATCAGCTCCTAAAATACTACGATGTTTATCCATTACTTCCTTGACTTTACTATTGGTTCTCATATTGGTATGTGTATCAATAGCGTGTCCAAACTCGTGATAAACCACTGCTTCTGCAAACCAAGGGCTATCTTTATACCTTTGTGCAATAGGTATTTTTACAAAATTAGCACTTGGTGAATAATAAGCCCCTGACGAAACAGGATAGCCTGCAGGTTCTTTGAAAAGTAAAGGAGTATCTTTGGTTAGCCCCTTAAAAATATCCTTTCTCTTTATGGTTATGTTAAGCTGTTTTTCATAATCAGCAATAGTCTTTGGAAGGAATTTAGGAGAGGCTTTCTTAGTTACTTTCTGTACTATCTTTTGCACTACTTTTTTTACAATATCAGCCCCCACTACCTTGCTATAACTATTATTCGGTGGGAATACTTTTTGCTCTTGCCCTGGGTTAAAGCGAAACATCTCCAATTTATTCTTTCCACTCTTTCCTATCTGGGTAGTAGCTTCCTCTCCTGCCTTTTTGGCAGTTTCGGGGTTACTTTTGGTGTTTTCACGTGCCAATACTTCTACAGCCGTACAGCGACAACGCCAGCCATTAGGCGGGTAGTACTCTGTCCAAAAAGCATCGTCTTTGGGCAAACATATTCCTGCCAAAGCTGCGTGGCTTTGCCTTACTCGCTCATCACCTGCGGTACGATATTCAAGCCAATACCTGCTTGTATCCTCCTGCAAGTTTGCCCAATTAGCGGCACTTTGGGCACTCTGTACGGCGAATTGGTACTCGGCTTCTAAGTAGTTACGGTTATAGGTGTTATTCAGTTTTAGTATCTCCTGTTCAAACTGATAATAAGGGCGTATATTGCCCTGTTCGTCTTTTAGTTTGCTACGGGCTTCCGTAAGCTGTGTATGGGTTTTGAGTCCTGAAAATATAAATACATCTTTCTCTAAATAGGCTCTCATTTCCTCTGGTACTTCGTGAGGGATAGCGGTATTAAACACTTCAGAGGTAGCAGTAATAAGGTCGCGGTAGGCTTTGTATTTCGTTAAATCTTCGGGTTTGTAGGTGCCTTTCTTATGTAGATAGTCAAATGCTTTCTTAGCTACCTTAGTAAGGTCTAACGGCTTCTTTGGTGGCACAACCTCGCCCTCACCCCCTCCAAAGGGGGAAGTGTTTGATAACCTTGCTTCTTGGCAAGCCTCACAATCGCAAGGAGCATATTGGTTTTGTAGATTCAAGTGTAGTGCCCCGAAATAAGTGTCGGGGCTTAGTCGAAAAAATCTAAAGAGAGCTTTTGAGGTGTGGTAGGTGTTTTATTACCTACTATCTCAATGCCGAACTTTTTCTGAATCCAATCATCAGAGACCTCTTTATAAGGTAGTATTTCCTTAGTACGTGTCCATAGTTCGCCCAAGTCTTCCACTTGGTCATACACGAGCGATAAGCCCTCTTCGGGGAGTACGCCGATGGCGTATAGAGCAGGTAGCACTTTATCATTCATATACTGCTCTACCATCGTTTGGTCAGCATCTACCAAATCCTGTAGTATATCCTGTGAGCTCATTTCTTTACCCCTGCTTCCATACTTGGTGTCCTGCCCTATAATAGCTCCCGAGATGAGCAGAGAGATGCTATTTTCGCAACGATTGATTAGCCCATTATACACTTCACCTGTAGAGGGTACGCCATTGGTAGCCCATTCGAACTGCTCGGTTTCGTCAATGATAAACCAAGCAGCAGCACCCATATCGGTCATCATCTTCTCGGCACGTGCAAGGGCTTGTCGGTCACGAGTATTCGTCTTCATTACGCGGGGAGGAATTCCGTAAATCTCGCATAATTCTGACCAACAGCTATGAGCAAATCTGCTAAAAAGAATATATGGTATTGCCTTATTGAGAAGACCTAAATCACTCGTCTTTCCAAAGTCTAACAACCACGTGCCGTACTCGTTAGCATTGCGATAGTCTAATCCCTTATCATCGGTATAATCCTTAAGCACTATACCCTTTTGAGGAATTACATTTTGTCTAGGTATAAGAGACACCACAACACTATCATCATCACCCCGATTAAATTCAATAAGGGTATAGCCAAAGTACTCGCTGTCTAATATATGGCTTATAATCTCATTGAACCAAAATGACTTTTGCAATGCTTTGGTAAGCTCCTGGTGTGTCTCTCCATTAGCTTTCTGTATGCTGAAGTTAGCAGAGGTAGTTTTGTATTTTCGATTTGTTATTTGTGAGGTAGTATGCGCATCAAGTAGCATATCCTTTACCAAATTATAGTAGGGAAACATTTTTGGATTCTCTACATTCTCCGCCATTGCCATTGCATTTTTCCACGTGAGTACATCGGCACGGGTGCGTGCCATTGCCTTGGGAACAATATTGCGGGTAGGTTGCAGAGTGTTATTGCCTGCTTTCTTAGGTTTCTTATAGTTCTTATAGGGTTTCATTGCTTGTATTTTCCTTTAACATTAATACCTTTTTCGGTGATTTGTAGTGTTTCGGCACTAAATCCGTCAGCCTCTAATTGAATGCGTATATGCCTATCCAGAGTGCGGGTAATAGAGCCATTCTGTGCCTGCTGAATATTACAGCCCGTAATAGGCGACTCCTTCCACTCTCCTTGCTTGGAGAGCAAAAGGAACTCCACGTGTTGGGCAGTACTTTCATTAGCGACAAAGTCGCCCCCAACGATCTCCAAATCATACTCAGTTGTTACAGTTATATCTTTCATTTTCTAATGGTTAAATTTTAGACGAGAGCCAAAGAGAAAAGGGGTTGTTTGTCGTTCGGTTTCCTCTGTACGAGGTAGAGTAGGTAGCGAACTGATATTTACTTCTCCTTTAGCAAGCCTTTTAAGGTACTCTATTGCTCTATCGTAGCGTTCTTTGGCGTGGTCATAGATAATATCGGCGTTGCATAAATCAACGATATACCACTTGGCTACCGATAGGCAAAGACTCACCACAAGAGCGTTTCTTTCCTCTCCACGCTTGGCAAAGATAGCCTCCACATCGTATCGAGGGCGACCGTCCAAATACTCTTTTTTGTCATTGGTGTAGAAGTACGATTTTACCTCCTGCTCAGCAGTATCTAACGCCTGCAGTACTATACTCTCGTCTCCTTCTGTTATCTGCTCCACTTGGTAGGAGTAGATATTATTCTTTAAATCTTCTTTTACTAAAAACATATCAATAATGGTTATTCACTCTTGCCCCAAAAGCGTATTGGTTACTACTTTGTCTATTTCTACCTACGAGCCATTTAAAAGCACCGTGTACGGCATCGGGTCCATCATCGTGGGCACCCGAACCCTTTTCAAAGGCGAGGAACTGGTCTATGAGGGTCTGCATATCCGCATTTTTCTGTTCGCTATTGAACCATACGTTCTTGCGCTCAAAATAGCCCGAAAGGCTCTCTATACGGTCAAACTTATCTGCCTTGCTTCTCTTATCGGCTACGATAGGGATATAGTAACCTCGCTTGTCGCCCTCGTTATCAAAATCGGAGACAAACTCGTCCATAGCAAACAGCCCCTCAATCATATAACGTACATTGTAGCGGTCTAAGTGGAAACGCTCGTACTGGTCATAAAGCCATTTGGCGCAATGGGCACGGCTTTTTTGCTGCATATAGCACAGGAGGATATGGAACTCCTTACCTATATTGCCCACCAAAATCAAGGCTTTGTAGTCGGCATTTTCCTTATAGGAAAGGTCGCCATAAAAGCATAGGTTATCATACTTGGAAAGTGGCAATGCCTTTTTATACTGAATGTCCTCGTACTTAAAAATAGCCCCATCCTCTATGTGGGTGTGCATATACTCCCGCATAAAGGAGCGGTAGGGCATACTTTTAAACTTATTACGCCAGTACTCCGCCGATGTCTTTTCAGGCCATTCAGGAGTAAAGTCCTGCAAGTTTTTTACCGCACACACCGTAAGTATTTTGAACTCTGTTTGCAGACTATCCTCATAACTAGCCTCCTCTTTAGGGGTGTTAATCACCTCGTTAAAATAAGTTTTAAGGCGATTCGTTATTGAGTTTTTGTGGAAATTGTTATTGGCAAATACAAAGCGTTCTGTAGCATTATCCTCGCTGTCAAAGCACCCCCATACATCTTCGGTGATATAGTCCACACTTTCCCGCATAATACGGTCGTTATGGATAGACTTCTTGCTATCCACATCATCCACTACTATATAGTCGGGGCGTTCGGATTGTTCTCTTGCTCCTCGTGGGTTCTGCCCAAAGCCAAGCGACATAAATCGCACCCCATCATTGGTAACAAATGAACCATCCGACCAATCTCCTACGGAAGCTCTTTTGCCATAATCATTCTGCAAGCGGTTGTTATGCTCCAGCTGTGCCTGTATGCCCGATAACAGCTTCTTAGCTTTAGGTTCAGTCTCTCCTACCAAAAGCATAAATCGCAAATCATTCTTTGCAAAGTACAAGTACAATGGTATGCCCATATCTATATGTACAGACTTTCCTGCCGAGCGGTACATCTCGGCAAGCAAGCGCAAGCGTTTATTATCTACTATCAACTTAGCTAATTGAGCGTGAAACCACGCACACTTCTGTTTGGCGTAATTGGGAAAATAGTACTCAAACCAGCGCACATAATCCCCCTCTAAGTTCTTAATACGGGCTAATTTCTCTTTGGCCGTTTCGTGTATATTGACCGAAGTAGCCTTAGCAATCAACAGGCAATGCTTGTCGTAATCGGCTAAGAGTTTAGCGTATATTTTATCGTTCTTGCTCATTTTTTACTTTTAGCTGTAAGAATTGCTTGTGATACTTGGTACATTGAGCGGCAAAGCCTGCATCCTGTTGTGATATAAACATATCCAGTTCTTTCAGTACTTTATACACTGTAGTTGGGTCTGCCTGTGTTTCGCACCTACCTAAGGCATCCATTAACTTACCTACATCAGAGGCTGAGAAAGTAGGCTCTTGTCCGTTCGTTACCCTAATGGTCTCGGCTTGTAGCTTCTGTTTGATAATCGTAGGCGAGGCGTGGAAGTTCAGACGCTTGTCCTCCCAATCGTACTTCTTTACCCACTCACCAATAGTGGCCGGACGTACTCCGTAGAGCTCCGCTACTTCTGCTTGAGTAACCTCAATATTTTCAACATAATACTGCTCTGCCTTGATACGAACAGCGTCTTTTGTTTTTGCCATAATATCATAAATAGAATGCAAAATTGAGGATTGGATAGTGAAAAAACAAAAAGTTGTTACCGGAGGTTACAGAGTTGTTACCAGAAGTAACAATGTTGTTACCGGAGGTTACCACTTTTTGCGAGGGTAAGAAAGCCGCCTTAATTTTGCGCCAGAAATCAAAAAAAACAAAAAGAAAAGCATATGCCCAGATTTGTACTTAACGATGAGCGCGTGACCAATTCCTATGGTTTTAAGGTCTTATCGGCGGGAATTGACTTAACCCGTTTTGCAACCAACCCCGTAATGTTGGACGGACATAATCAAAGCAACCAAAGTGTGATAGGCTCTTGGGAGAACATCATACTTGAAGATGGAAAGCTCCTTGCCGAACCTCGTTTTGATATGGACGATGAGAATGCAAAAAAAATAGCCGGTAAGGTAGAACGGGGCATCATCAAAGGGGCAAGTATGGGCATAGCTTTCCACAGGGAAGACCTCACCTATGAAGGTGGTGATGTTGTTCTGAAAAAATGTTCTCTTTTTGAAGCCTCAATAGTAGCTGTACCGAGCAATGCTAATGCGCTACGCCTACAGATGGACGGGGTAGAAGTTACCAAGGAAGAGATTAAGGAACTTTGCCTATCATTTCCAAAAACAAATCCTATTAATACAGATAATATGAAGTTACAACTTACACAATTAGCCTTAGTCGCATTAGGTATGAGCGCCAGCACTAAGGAGCTATCAGCAGATGAAATAGAATCCGCTATATTGGCACTCTCCAAGGATAGAGATGAGCTCAAAGAAAAACTCACCCTTTCAGAAGAACAACTTAGCGCCTATGTAGCCAAAGAAAAATCCCAAAGAGAAGCCCTCACGGCACAAATGCTTGACGATGCTATCAAGAGTGGTAAAATTACGGCTGACAAGCGGCAAGCCTTTGCCGACTTAGCGGCACAGAACTTTGAATTAGCTAAAGCCACACTGGAGGGGATCCCTGCTAAGAAGAATTTCTCCGCTGGAGTTACTACCCCTACAGGTACTACAGGAGTGGCTACTATGGAGGACTTTCAAAAACTCTCCTTAGAGGAAAAAGTAGCCTTCAAAAATGGAAATCCTGAGGCATACCAAAAGCTCATTGCCTCTATTTAATAAAGAGCAAAAGTGAAGAGTGAAAAACTATAATTTAAATCCTAATTAAACAGTATTACAATGGCAATGAATTTTCCAGAAATATGGGAGAGACGAGTACACCAAACACTCTCCCAAGGGGGTACAGCCGACTTTTTGGACGGCGTACAAGAATTGGACGGAGATGTAATGGAAATGGGCGAACACAACGTGATTCACATACCTACTACTGAGTTCAAACCCGATGTACTCATCAACAATAGTACTTATCCTTTGTCCGTACAGAGTTACACAGAAAATGAGGTAACTGTAAAATTGGACAAGTACCAGACCCAACCTACCAAGGTTACCGATGACCAGATTGTCGGCTCCAGTTATGACAAGATAGACGCTGTAACCCGTGCACAAACCAATGAGATTAGCGTGCGCAAATACAAAAAAGCCTTGCACGCCCTTGCTCCTGCGCAAAATACGGCAGATACCCCTGTACTCACCCTTGCGGGTACAGAATGCACCTATAACGATATTGTAGCCCTCAAGGCTAAATGTGATAAGGCGGGTTGGCCACTTATAGGTAGACGTTTGGTATTGTGCTTTGACCACTACAATGCTCTACTCAAGGACAGAGAACGTTTTGGGGATCAACTTATCAACTATCGTCAGGGGCAGGTATCTCCTGTTATTGCAGGCTTTGAAATAAAAACCTACGAACAGCACCCTCACTATAGTAGTGCGGGACAAAAGATAGCCTTTGACCAAGTACCTACCAGCAGCGACAAGCCCGCCTCTGTGGCTTTCGTAAAACAAATGGTGAGAAAGAAAACAGGACTTACCAAGCAGTACTACTCTGAGGCAAAGCAGGATCCAACGAATCAGGCAAACCTTTTGGCCTATCGTCATTACTTTATAGTGACCCCTTTGGAGAACAAGTACATTGCGGCACTGATATAATTGTTAAACCTCATAGGGGTGTATGGTGATACGCCCCTACCTAAAAGCAAAAAAATGGACAGTATATTCAAAGATAACCCAGGGCTTGATGTAGCCTACAAAACGGCTGATGGTAAATACTTCTACACTGAGAACGGCGCACAAAACTACGCCCTAACCCTCAAAGACCAAGCGGTAAAAAAGGTCGTACGCACAGAAAAAGAGGAGGTGGAAAAAGAGGATGTTACTGAAACAGAGAATCCTAAAACAGTAGTAACCGCTGAATCTCCAGAGCCTTCAGGAAATTCTGAAAACTCAAACGTTTCAGAAACCTTAGAACCTTTAGAAGAGGAAGACTCGGAGGAAACAAAGCTCAACCTTGAGCTAAAATCGAACAAACAAAACAAACGCTAAACAATGAACGGAGTAAAATTCATAAGAAAAAACGGTGGCTTAGGGCGTGAACTCGCAGGCGAAGACCATATATCG